GTGATGCCTAGCCGCCCCATGATAGGCGTGTTTAGTGAGCCGGGGTCTTTGACGAAAGCCGCGCGGATAGCAGATATTTTGTCGAAAGCGTTGATAGCCTCGTTGGCGTCCCCACCGGCGGCCTTGATCGCACCACTCCACGCGGCGATGTCTCCGACATTCCGGCCGAATGCCTGCCCCGCGTTCCCAATGGCCGCCGTCACGTCCATGGTATTTTTTGCGAAACCGACGATAGATTTGGCGGACACGTAGGCCGCGAGGAGCCCCACGAGCTCGCCGCGGAGCTTGGCGAAGGCCTCGCCTTGTTTTTTGGCGCTGGCCTCAACCTCGCCCCCGCGCTTGCGGGCGTTTTCCGCGCTGTCCTTGAGGCCGGTGTCAACCTTGACCTTGCCCTTGTCAAAGTCCTTGGTGTCCAGCCCTAGGGTGACTAGCAGGCTGTCAATAATGCTGGCCACGTCTTAGTCCTCCTTAGCGCGCGATGCCCTCCACTCGTTCTCACCTTTCACCAAGATGACCTCAAGCAAGTCTTGCGCATCCTCCACACTATAGACGGTCTGGAGCTCGTGCAACGTGGCCATTCGCGTCTCCAGAATGACGCCTAGGTATCGGGCGGGGACGTTGGGGTATTCGCAGAGCTCCCACTCGCGGCCGTCGCCAGAGCCCTCAAATTCGATAGGGCGGCGGCCACGGAAAAACCCGTGTGAGCCTCCAGCACTTGGTCCCGGAGCCATAGGATAGTGGACGGGACCTTGATGTCATGCTCAATATCCGCGCGGTCCACGTTGGGGAAATTCGCCGGGTCCGGAACGATGAAAACGCAAGACATCATTTCATCCAAGAGAGGCTCCGCCTCCTCAAACGAGGCCTTGAAAAGCGCCTCCAGCCCAAAGGCCGCAACCACCACAAAATTCCCCATGAGCTCCACCGGCGGGAGGTCCATGCCGGAGCGGGCCAGCACGCCCATTGCGCGCCAAGCCCACTTTTCCGCTTTCCATGCCGACATGGGCTTGATCCTAAAGACCTTGCCCTTGTCCTCCCCCTCGTAGGGGACCACTACGTCAACATGGTCCAGCATGGGTTAGAGCCCGCCATAGTTGGAGGCGATGAGGCGCTCCCAGATGATGGAATACTTGCGCGGCTGGAGGACTTTTTTGGCCCCCGGGACAGGCTTGTAGCCCTTGAGATAACCATTGGTGAGATTGTATTGGATGCCGGTGGCTGGAAGGATGACCGTGCCGGACGCCACCAGAGGGCTCCCAAGCTGGCGCTGGGTCTGGTGCCAATTGTCAAAAATCAAATTGCTGTCGCTATCGGCCTGCAAAGTGATGTCTTGCGGATAGGTCACGGGGAGCCACCCGGCGGAGAGGATGCCGTCCACGCCAAGCATGGTTTCCAGCCCCTCCACGTCCGGGAAGTCAAAGGCGTCATCCGTGGCAAACCCCTGAATTTGCACCGGGCTCGTGTAGAGACTGGCCACGGTGATCTGGAGGATTGCATTTGCGGCGGTAATGTTACCCATGGCGGATTATTGCACCTCCGTGCTGGTGAGGTTGAGGCCTTGGACGCTCTGCCCATCGGTATAGAAAAAGAGAATTGGCGGAGTGCCCCGGGCCGCACGCACGAGCGGGCTGGCCGGTTGGATCACAAGGGCCCATCCCTGATTTTGGATGGTCTGGGCCACGTTTTGCCCGGCTTGTGTGTTGACCGCGCTGATTTGCGAAGCAGACAACGTAACCCCGGCCTGAATTGCCCCGAAAGAAACGGCGGCTTCAATCGGGTCGGAAAGCCCCTCCAGAATGGTGGCATAGCCGGACGTGGAATAGGGCAGGTTGGGCGAATTGGCGAGCAAGAGGAAAAGCGCCGTCTTGAGGCCGTCATTCATCCAAACTTGATTGATATAGCTGTCCATCCACAGAAACTTGCCGGTGACGGTCCCGAAAAGCTCCCGGTTGAATTGCTGTTTTGTGGACCCCAAGCGCCCATAAAAGTTGATGCCCTTCGCCTTGAGCACCTGTGCCGTGGTGAGGTCCACCACGTCCGGGGCCAGCCCGGATTGGGTGAGGAAAGCGAAATTTTGGCGGCCGTTGGTGACGGTGAAGTCAATTGAGGCGGCCGCGCCCATGATGAAAGCGGCCTTGAGCGCCCCATTCACCGGCGCATAGTTGTAGTAGGTGCCGTCATAGCCCGCCGTGGAGATAGCGAGGAATGCGCCGGTGGTGGCGTTGGGGTTGGTGTCCGCGCTCTCCGTGCTCCAGCACACATAGGCGAAACGGTCCAGCGTGGTGCTGGTCCACGCGGCAAACGCCTCCTTGAGCGCGTCCGTGGGCTCCCAGATGGTCCCGAACGTGACCCAATCGTTATTGGTGGCCACGAGGCCCGCCATGAACGGGGCAGGGACCGCCGGGCCGGAGCCGTCCGACACCACCGCGCCGGTGGTGGCCGTGAGCTTGAGCGCCGTGGCCAGCGTGCCGTCCGCCGCCACCGTGATGGTGTCCACGGTGCCCGGGGTGCCGGTCTTGAGCGTGAAGGCGTCCAATTGGCTGGAATAGGACACGGTGAGCGGGCCACCCAAGATTGACCCGGGGGCATATGCCGCGCTGACAACTTGGTTGAGCTGGTAGGTGCCTGCCCCTCCCGCCGGGCCGGTGAGCTGCTCCAAAATCGACAGACCAGCCGGGAGGACGCCGCCCGGGTCCGCAACGCTCTGGCCAACGGCAAAGGCGCCGCTTTCCACGGCTGTGACGGTGAGCGTGTTGGAGCTGGCCGCGATAGACCCGGTGCCGACCGCATCCGAATAGGCAAAGCCGGTTTGGATGGCCGCCGCAATCGCGGAATAGCTGGTGAGCCCCGCGAGGTTGATGGTGCCGGACACCTCCAGCGTGCCGTTGATCGTGAGCGTAATGGTGCCCTCCAGCCCGGTGAGGTTGGCGAGCGGTGTGGCCAGCGTGGCCCCCTGCAAATATGCCGGGACACCGGAGAGCGGGAATTGCGCAAACCGGATGACGCTGGGCTGTTGGGGTGCGTTGTCGTACCCCTGAAAATAGGTGAGCGCAAAAGCCGCTTCCGGGGAAATTGCCCCGAAATATTCCGCCACGGCCGTGTCACTGTAGAACGAGAGGACCTCACCCACGGGGACCGTGGGATTGGTGGTGAGCACGAGGCCAACCACGTCCACGCCAGCCCCACCGGCCGCGTCAACCGCCGGGACAACGCTGGCCACGAAGTCGATAGAAATGGATTGGGTGCTCATTGGTCCGCCTCATAAATTTGCACGGGGCCTAGGCTCGTTGCATAGTCCTGTGGCATGGTTAACACGGGATTGGCCTGTAGGTAAATGGTCACGGTCCACCGCGTCTCATATTGCTCCTCCGCGTTCATGAACGGGGCTTGCAAAGGGTCGTCCGTATAGAGCGGGGTGACGATGGACCCGGCCAGAAAAGCGCACGCCCACGAGCTCCGCCACACCATGGCCACGGCTGCCGCATTGGCCGCGCTGTTTCCCCCGTGGACATCAAGCTGGACCTTAAACTCCGTGCTCTCTTGGAGCGCGAGCTGGCCCACGTCCTCAACCACGTCGAACGTCTCAACAGTCGTCGCGAGCCGCACTTGGCCCATGGTGGTCATGACAACAAAGTCACCCACCAGAGGCTCCGGGACCCGGTTATCCTGCCCTTGGATAACGTCCACCCCGGCGGGGAGCACGGCAAGGAGGAATTGCCGGACTTGCTCCAGCACGTCGAGCTCGGTGAATGAGAGCGCGGGGCCGCTCATGGCGTGGCCTCCGTGACATTCTCCGGCGGGTCCACTTGCTGCACCACGAGGACCTTGCACCACCCGGAGGTGTCCCACCGCTCCAGCACGTCCACCACGAGCCAATAGGACCCGTTAAAGCCCAGAATGTCCCCACCGGCACCGGCAAGGCGCTCCAGCCCCCGGAGGTTGCCGTTGAAATAGACTTGCCGCTTGACGCCTTGGATATTGAGCGCCTCGCTCCGCTGGAGCGCGCCATAGCTCATGGCTTGCACTTGGAGCGCTTGGTTGGCGTAGTGAGTGAAGCCGGGCACGCGTTTGCCGCCATATCCCGTGACCGGGCCGGTGTTGACATAAACGTCCCCGACTAGATCGGGGTTGACGGTGGCCGTGAGGCCGTGGGCGAGGTCCCGGAGGTTCATGAGCGCACCTCAACGGCGCTGGGCCCATAGAGGTGGTCCAAGAGCTGGCCGGTCCACACGAGCGGCTTTGCACCCGGGCCGGAGAGCGTGGACGCCTTGCCGCTGGCCACGTCCCGGCGCGCTTGGAGCACGTCCGCAAAGGTCATGCCGGTGCGTTGTGGGAAGCGCTCGCGCAAGAGGAGCGTGACCGGGGAGAGCGGCGGCCCATTCGTGGCCACGAGGCTCTCTGCAATGTTGAAGGCCATTTCCGTCCCGGTGAGCTCCAGAGCCTTGGCCGCGTCATAGCCTTGGACCTTGAGCTGGGTTGCGAGCGTTGCGCCCCACGTCTTGCGTCCGGCCGTGACCGCGTTGGAAAAGAATGGCCGGGGCGGGATGCCGCGCGAGGGAGCGCCGTAGTTATTGGCGGCGGCCACCGTGGCAAAAGGCGTGCCGTCCGGGTACTTGGACCCCACGGGGTAGCCAACGGCCACCTCCTTGGCGTTGCGGAGCTTGCCGGAGAGACTGGCAAGAATGCGCTTTAGGGCGTCTCCGCCGCTCCACTCTGCCATGTCATCGGCCCGCCACGCGAGGGACGCCATAATAGGCACGCGGGCCCGGCACATAGCGCGCCGTGCGAAAGCTGGCGAGCATTTGCCAGAATTGAGCCCCGTATTGGGTTTGCTCATACCACTTGCCGGTCCCCACGGGATAATCCCCAAGGGCGATATTGACGGAGCCCTCCCCCGCGCTCTTGACGGAACCCACCATCCCGGCTCCGGCACCACCGGCAAGGCCGTTGCGGAGCTCAAGGACGGCCATGTGGGCAACGAGAAGGTTAAAGAGCGCGAGCCTCCGGGCCTCGTCGCAAATGATTGACGCAGCTTGCCCGGGGAGGTCGTTGCCCAAGGCCACATATTGGGCCTCGTCAAAAATTGCTTGTGCTTGAGGCTCTGCCACCTGTGCGGCCAGAGCGGGAAAGCGGGCGGCCCACGTAGCATAGACGAACGTGACGGCCGCCATGCGCTTAATCCTCCTCGGTTTTCGTCTCCACACCCGGACCGGCCTTTGTGGGGTCAATTTGGTCCGTGCTGGTCTTGACGCCATCGCCCAATTGCTCCGCGTGGTCCTCAATCTTGGCCCGCGTGTTTTTGACGATATGGCCATTCTTGACGGCCGCGTGGGGTGCGTTGGCGCACCAGTGGTCAAACCACTCCTCATCAACCTCGTGGGTGATGCCCCACTTGGCGGAGAAGGCCAACCCGGTCTGGATTGCCTTGGGGTGGTTGGCACCGGCCACGGTGAGCTTTTTGCCGTCATGGACGATGAGAAGGCCGTGGGGCAGGTTGCACGCCAGAGAGCACACGTTGCCGCTCTTGGCCTTCGCCTCCGGGAGAGATGGGCCGGGAGGTGTCAAATTGGTGGGCTTGGAAGCCATAGAGGTGTCTTTCTTTGGGTGGAAGTGTGGGGGCCACTCCGGTGCGCACCGTGGGCGGCCCCCGATAGACCGGGCTTAGATGCCCAGCATTTGAGCGAGCGCGATGGGGTAGCGCATGATAAAGCCCCACGTCCCCGCGCTCTTTTTCTGTGACCACGAGGAGCTCTTTTCGATGACGCGATGGTTGCGCATCCGCTCCGTGAAGCCAACATAGGTGGTGTCCTTGCCGTCCACCTTGTCCAAGCGGAGCTGGAGCAACGAGCCCCCGGTGGTGTCCAGCTCCGGCGCGGTCACAATCTTGAGATTGGGGAAACCGCGCTTGATATACTGGGCCGCCGTGAGGGTGCCAAAGCTGTTGGCGTTTTCCAGCCACGTGTCCTTGTCGGGCGAAATAACCAAAGTCATCGCGTCCGACTTGTTCAGGTTGTTCCCCATCTGGCTCAAGAGCTGATTGTAGAGGGCCTGAATGTCCGCATAGATTTGCTCCGGCGGAGTGCCCGCGCCCCATTCCGTGGCGCTGGGCCCGGCGGTCTTGGGGGTTGGGCTGATCGGGGCAAAGAGCGCCGGGTCATTCAACGCGCCATAGAGCTCCAGATTGGCCACGCCAAAGAATGCGGCCTTGTTGGAGAACTTGGCGAGGTTGAGCGCGCTGGCAACATTCTGCTCCGACACGTATGCCACGCCGGCCAGCGCTTCAATTTCCGTTTCGCGTTCACCCCAACGGGTGAAGGTCTGGAAATGATAGCTCTGGCGATAGACAAAGTTGACGTTGTGCCCGCTGGTGCCGCTT